GAGTGGTTATACGAGTACATCGAGGTCCAGATCCAGAATGGTACAAATTAGCAAAAGTAGTCAACAGCGGACCGCATAACATGACCTGGACCACCAGCAAGATAGCCTTGGAAAAATACGGAATTCATGCCAGCGAAACTGCCTGGATTGGCACGGAATTTGATTCTGTGCTAGACAACAACAGTACCATGGATCACTTGTATGCTCAGATCACAAATCTGGTTCAAGATCTCCAGCAGTCCAAGGGCGATCCAGACGCCTGATCTCTTCCACACAGTTCAAGCACACGGTTTTTAAATTCCGTAAAGAGTTATTGTTGAGATTTCCATCTTGATGATACACCAGCAACTGACTGGCATATCTTCCACGAAATCCGCAACGATCACAGGCGGGTTTTTTCTTGTAACCTGTTGAGCGCCAGCGAGGTTCAGGCGGGGTTATTTTTCGACCACGCTTGATACAGTGTTCACACAACCTACGATACTGCACACGCTGATCCAGATGATAGGCTATGGCTCTGGGTCGTTGTTTGCAGGACATGCACAAGGGTCGCATGGTGTATTTATCGACAAAACCTACTGAGTAGGGACTCTATATCGCAGACTTTTTGTCTTTTTCTATAAATATAAACAACTAGAAAAAAGGATTTACCATGGCACTTATATCACCAGGCGTAGAAGTCACAGTCATTGACGAAAGTCAGTACATTCCTGCCGCTACCAATTCAGTACCCTATATATTACTGGCCACGGCACAAAACAAGGTGTCAGGCACAGGCGTAGGTGTAGCCGCTGGCACTTTGGCTGCCAATGCCAACAGAATATACTTGATAGATAGTCAACGAGATCTAGCCAATACATTTGGTGTACCTTTCTTTTACAAGACCACAGCAGGCACACCTATCAACGGCTATGAGCTCAACGAATATGGATTATTGGCTGCTTACAGTGCCCTGGGCATAACCAATCGTGCATACATACAACGTGCCGATGTGGATCTGGCAGCACTCACAGCCAGTCTTGTGCGACCCACTGGCAACCCAGACAACAACACCTACTGGCTAGACACTGCCAACACGCTCTGGGGCATATTCCAGTGGAATCAGACCACCAATGCGTTTACCAATCAGATACCATTGGTCATCACTGATGCTACTGATCTGCAGGGCTCGTCCACGGTGCCCTTACAGAGCATTGGTGCCATAGGTGATTATGCTGTCACAGCCACCAATGTGGCCAATCCCGGCTACTTCAAACGCGGTGGACCAACTAGTTCTGAAACGTCTGCAAACGAACTCAGTGACTTCTATAACACCTGGGTGGAAATTGGCTCAGATGAATGGAAAACTGCTTGGCCCACTGTACAAGGTACTTTGGCTCCAGCCACGCTGACAGCTGGCAATACCATTGAGATCAATGGAACCACTGTTGCTGTTCCAGCCAGCCTCAGCAACACAGTAGAGGGACTTAGCGATGCTATCAATACAGCTGCAATTACTGGAGTGTATTCAGCCTTTATTGACGGCAAATTGCAAATTTATGCAGACAGCACAGCCACTGCCGACGGTTCCACCGGCGGAGAAGGTGCAGTGGAAATACGCAATCTAACCGGTACAGTTTTGACGGATCTAGGCATCACTGCCCAAACTTATTATGCACCGGCATTTTTGGCGGCCTACAGCTATCAGTCGCCTAGATGGCGTGCCACCGATGATCAACCGGAACCCACTGGTTCGGTCTGGCAAAAAATCAATAATGTGAATCTTGGCGCAAACTTAGTAGTCAAAAAATACAACAGTGCGTTGGGCGCCTTTGTGCAACAGGCCTGCAACATCTACACCAGCACAGCAGCTGGCTTGGATCCTTCGGGCGGCGGCAAGAACATACCGGCTGGTACCACTTATGCACAGACCAATCCAGAATTCAACAATCCTGACACATTTGGCCTGGAAATCTACGAAAGATTTGCCACGGGCAATGCCATTTACACTGGCTCGGATGAAACACCTGGTCCTTTTGTCAACGGCAACACATTTACCATAGCAGCAAGCATACCAGGACAAGCTACTTTGGGCGCAGCGGTCACAGTGACCTTGGCCGGCACAGCAGCCACAGACTTTGTAACAGCAGTCAGCGCTGCCGTGGGCAGTTCCACGTTTGCCAGCTATGTTACCGCCAGCATCAACAGTGCTGGAGCCATAGTGCTCACACACTCAGCCGGCGGCGATATACAATTGATCAATCAAACAGGCGTACCCGTGACCACGGCTGGATTTACCACTGCTACCACCTTTGTGCGTGCAGCTGCCAGTGGCGTATATCTAAGCTATTTTGTGGGTTCAGATACCTTTGTGTATTCGGCCAGTGCAACCGCACCTGACCAGGATCCTGCCGACGGTACCTACTGGTACTATTCGGCCACAACACAGGCCGATATCATGATACAGAACAATGGAGCCTGGAGAGGTTATCAGACAGTGAGCAATGACGTGCGCGGCGACAATCTCACACTGACTAATGCAGCTGGTCCTATCTTTAGTACCACCCCGCCTACCACACAGACCGATGTGGCTCTCAGCCCCTTGGTCTATGGAGATCTCTGGATTGACACGTCTGACCTGGAAAACTATCCAGCATTGTATCGCTGGAGCAATGTAGAAGGAGCAGATCAGTGGATCCAACTGGACAACACCGATCAAACCACAGAAAATGGCGTGTTGTTCGCAGATGCACGTTGGGCACCCAATGGCACCACCAATCCTATCACTGGTAGCATACCTACCATTACCAGTTTGTTGTCCAGTAACTATTTAGATCTAGATGCGCCAAATCCTGCACTGTATCCGCAAGGCATGTTGTTGTTCAACACACGACGCAGTGGATTTAATGTTAAGTCATTCCAAGTTGACTATTTCAATCCTACTGATTTTTCCGTAGATGTTTGGGACGGTACAACTACCTATGTATTCAATGACTTTGTTAATTACAATGGCGTGATTTATGTTTGTATCTTGGCGCCCACAGCCAATCAGGCACCTACCAATACCACATACTGGGCTGCCATAGAAACCAATGCCTGGGTCACAGCATCCGGTAACAAGGCTTCTGGAGCACCTTATATGGGCCGTCAGGCACAACGTGCTATTATTGTGGCTGCACTCAAGGCTGGTATCGACGCCAGTGTGGAAATACGTGAAGAGCAACGCCAGTTCAATTTGATAGCTTGCCCACAGTATCCTGAACTCATACCCAACATGGTACAACTCAACAATGATCGCAAGGAAACTGCTTTTGTCATAGGTGACACACCCTTGCGTCTTGCACCCACAGGTGATGCTCTCACTGCCTGGGTTACCAACAACAACGGCGCTGGCATAGCTACCGAAGATGGACTGGTCACTGGTGATCAATATTTGGGTGTGTTCTATCCCAGTTGCCAGACCACAGATCTCAGTGGAAGTCCAGTGGTACAACCACCCAGCCACATGATGATCCGTACGATCATACGCAGCGACGAAGTGGCATTTCCATGGTTGGCACCTGCAGGAACCCGACGCGGTGTAGTAGACAATGCTGCACGCATAGGCTACATCAACGGTGTCACAGGTGAATTTGAAACTATAGGTGTGAGCCAGAGTCTGCGCGACATTCTGTATCAGGCCGATATTAATCCCATAACGTTTGTGCCCGGTGTAGGCATCACCAACTTTGGCAACAAGACTGTGACCGCAACTACCACGGCTTTGGACCGCATCAACGTGGCACGTTTGGTTGCATTCATACGTGGTCGTCTGCAGGAAATTGGCAACAACTTCTTGTTTGAACCCAATGATCAGATCACCCGCAACGAAATACAAAATTCAATCAACAGTCTCATGATTGACTTGGTCAACAAGCGCGGTATATACGATTACTTGGTCGTGTGCGATCTGACCAACAACACGCCAGCCCGCATAGATGCCAATGAACTGTATGTTGACATAGCCATAGAGCCAGTAAAAGCCGTGGAATTTATCTACATTCCACTGCGAATCAAGAACACAGGCGAAATAGCTACCAGCATCAGCACAGTGGCCACAGCGGCTTGATACCATGGTATCAAACACCATAAATAAAGTATATAGGAGATAATACCATGGCAGTTTCATCGTTGACAAGAATGACAGTGCCTTTGGCCAGTGACCAAAGCAATCCAAATCAGGGCCTGCTAATGCCCAAGCTCAAGTATCGCTTTAGAGTGATATTTGAAAACTTTGGAGTCAGCACACCACGAACCGAACTGACCAAGCAGGTCATGGACTTTACACGTCCTTCGGTTACTTTTGCAGACATTGACGTGCCCATTTACAACAGCACAGTCAAACTGGCCGGCAAATACAGCTGGGAAAACATCACATGCCAGGTACGCGACGATGCCGGCGGCAATGTCAGCAGGTTGGTAGGCGAACAACTACAGAAGCAGTTGGACTTTGCTGAAATGGCCTCGGCTGCTTCGGGCATAGATTACAAGTTCCTGACACGTTTTGAAGTGTTGGACGGCGGTAATGGTGCTGCGGAACCAGTGGTGTTGGAAAACTGGGAGATCTACGGTTGCTATCTGCAACAGGTCAACTACAACAACATGGACTACGGTTCCAGCGAAGTTGTTACTATAAGCATGACCATACGCTTTGACAACGCCAACCAGACTCCAGGACAAGGTGTTGGTACCCTGATTGGTCGTACAGTGGGTGATGTAGCCACCGGAGTAGGCTAACCCATGGCGTTTGGCCAAGACTTCCTCAAAGGATTTTTTGGCGCTGACGGATTAAAAACCTACAGTCACGCCAGTAAAACTTTCTTAACCAACGGATATGAACTGGCCCCCAGGGCCAAGTATCTGTTTCATGTGTATTTCACTCTGAACACCCAGCAGGTGCCGGCGCTGAAAAACGCATTTCCCAACCAAGATGTGGCACAGATTGGCCTCATGGTCAAGTCTGCTCAGTTGCCCAGTTATGAGCTTTCGGTTGAGACCTTAAACCAATACAATCGCAAGCGCCTGGCACAGACCAAGATTGACTACAATCCTGTGACCTTGGAGTTTCATGACGACGGCGGTGACCTGGTGCGCAACATGTGGTACAACTATTTCAAATACTACTATAAAGATGCCAGCCAGCAGTATGATAATGCCTCAGCCACCAATGGCAGCATGGCAGCTATGATACAGAGTCCCGTGGGCTTCAGCTACAACAATCGTGATATCTACGACAATCAACGCTATGTCAACGACTGGGGCTACATAGGTGAAGCCTATGCAGATGGAGTGCCCGGTGCAGGACCCAACACCAGCAAGCCGCCGTTCTTTCGCGACATACGCATATATGGGCTTAACCAGCGCAGATTTGCTGAATACATCCTGATCAATCCCATGATCACCAACTGGACTCATGACACCTACGACTACAGTGCAGGCAACGGTATCATGAACAATAGAATGACCATACGCTATGAAACAGTGAAATATTACACAGGGGCCATTGGTGGAGTAAGACCTGATACCAACGTGGTTGGTTTTGCAGATCCAGCCTACTATGACAACATACCAAGTGCATTGGCTCGCCCTGGAGCCACACAAACTGTGTTGGGTCAAGGAGGCTTGCTGGATGCCGGCATTGGTATCATTGAAGACCTACAGAGTGGCGGGGTAGCTGGTCTGATCGGAGCCACACAAAAGGCCGGCACAGCCTATTTCACCTTCAAGGACAAAAATATCCGTAGTATTGTCAATGAAGAAGTCAATCAGGGTGCCCGAAACATCATACGTGGCAGCCTGCCCGGTGCTGTGCGAGGAGCCATAGGTAGCACTGTACAGTCACCCAATGCTGTTGGCCTGCCTACACCCAATCGTGGACAACTGGATGGAATATTCTTTCCCACTCCGCCGCGTGGCACAAACACTCCACCGTTTAATCCAGGAGGCTGATCATGCCAACCTTGAATGAAATCAATCCCAGGATAGATCAGACAGTCAGGATCTTTGACCAGTTCTACAACTATTCGGCCAATGTGCCTGCGGAAGAATACGACGCTGTGCTCAGTTACTTCAAAAGTGTGTTTACCACAACACTGGCCGCAGAAAACTTTACCAGCAGCCTGTTTCGCGTGGCGGAGGAAACCAATCAAAGTGCCTTGACTCTCCTGCAGACTTTTCAGCAAGGCGGACAAAGTGCTCCAGAAATAACCATACTCATGGCCTACTATTTGAACAGCCTACGTAGTCCAGCTACTCTTTTGGGTGTGCTCACACCCACCCAACCCAACTTTTATGCTGCCAGGAATGTGAGAGCATGACATGGCCAACTTCAGACAGGGCGTTTACACCGTAAGAAATCCTGGCAAGTATGTGGGCAAAGGTACACCCAGATACAGATCGGGCTGGGAAATGACCTTCATGATGTTTCTTGACAGCAACGACAACATCGTGCAATGGGCCAGTGAAAGCATTACCATACCCTACAGAAATCCCATCACAGGAAAACAGAGCATGTATGTGCCAGATTTTTTCGTGACTTACCGCGGGCGTGACAATACCACCCGTGCTGAACTCATCGAAATCAAACCCAAAAAACAAAGCCTGATTGAAAGCCGGATGACGGATCGAGATCGTGCTATAGTTGCAGTGAACTACGCCAAATGGGATGCAGCTACCAAATGGGCACGTCGCAATGGACTCACATTTCGTGTGATCAACGAAGATCAGATATATCACCAAGGCAACAAACGCACCGGTAA